TAAAACTAATTATGATGTACAATTAAGAAAGTTATTTCAAAACCTAAGTCAAAGACCATTAGATTCTTTAACAATTGATATAACTGGTAGTGATATGCAATTAAACATACAAAAACCAGGCAGGTATGAACAAGATTCTATTGGTATGTTTCAATATAATGCTCCATTAATTAATGAGTTTGGTAAGATTACTGATTCTTCTGTATCTAACTTTAATCATCTTAGGTATTTTAAAACTATAAAAAATAAAAAAGTTAATTTTGAAGATGCAGGTGAAATATTTAATAAAAAATTAGATGGTACTTATCAATATGGTGCAGAAATAAAACAACTAGTTAATAAATTAAATGCAAATGATCAATATATATATGCTGGTGTTAAAGATAAAAAATATTTATTTACTGCTAAGTTTAATGATAAACAAAATACTTTAAAATTTAAAGATATTTTTAAAAAAGAAAATTTTTCTCAAACAGAATTAGATGTTTATAATAAAGAATTTAATCAATCTCTAACAGAATTTAAAAAATACTATACTGGAAAAAATGTAGAAAATTTACATGAAAGAATATTTGTTTCTAATATAAGGCATGAATTAAATAACAATGGATTTTTAAAAAATGCTGAAGGTAATTATTCACAAAGTGATATTAAAAATATTATAACTCCTAAATATTTTAAAGATGCAGTTGATTTTAATAAACGTATGCAAGGATATTCAGAAGCATCTGGAATACCTTTGCATCCTGATTCTGTAAATGGAAAAGAAAATTTAAAATTTATAGTTGTTAAAGATAAAGATATGTACCCTGAATTTACTGGTACAGAAACATCTGCTACAGATGGTGGTAAGTTTTTTAGAAAATCAATTTTTGATTCTATATTAAAAGCATTTGGATTCCCATCTTCTTTTGATAATATAAAACCTGTTACTATGGGTAGTGTAAATGGTGAGTTTGGTTTAGCCTTTCATAAAAGTAATGGTAAGAGAGCAACTGCAGCAATAGAAAAATTATTAAATGAATTAAATGCTGATTATTTATTATTTGAATCAGCTAATAAAATTAAAGGTTCAATCAAACCTACGGAAGTAATATACAATAAAGAGACTAATAGTTATCTTATTCCTACAGGAAAAACTGCAAATGTTTATAGTAGTAAAACTAGTACTACTAGGATTAATCCATCTACATTTGAAGATGCAGCTAAAAACTTTAAAGGTGTTAATGTACCTAGACAATTTTTTATTACTATGACAAAAGAAAGTACAGCTGGAGGTTTAGAAAATTTTGGAAAACATTATTATCGTACACCTAAGTTAGAACAATCTATGGTTGACAAATATAATAATACTAAAAATTTTACTGAAATAGAAAATCATCTTAAGAAAAATTTTAAGAATTTAGATAAATTTCCATTAGACTTTATTTTTAAACATATAAATAATAGTACTAATGAAGGTAATGCCATAAGAAGAGCTTTACAAAAAGTATCTTTACAAGATGATCCCTTGGTTGAATCTTTTGAAATTAAATCTTCTAATGAAAGATTTTCTATGTTTCATGAAAAGAATCAACTATTAAATAGATTAGGTGAAGGTTCTTTTGTAGCTAATAATGTAGTATCTCAAATAAGACCACAATACAGAAATAGTGTTAGAAAATATATATTAAGAAGATTAACTACTCCTTTTTGGGAATATGGTGGTAAGTCTTGGCTTAACCCTGTAACTAAAGATGTATTTTTTGATGCAGATATGGTTAAGAATAGAACTATAGAACGAGGTGAAATACTTTTAGATAAAGGTATGAAACCTATGAAAGTATTATTAGATATTACACCTGAGCTTAAGATAAGATTAAATCTTATTATAGATAAACAAAAAGGAAAAGTTCTTAACGAACAAAATGAATCTACATTAAGTAGTATTTGGAATGCATATAAGTCTATAAGAAAAGGTGCAGGTAAAGGTAATGCTGATATACAAAAAGTATTAGAAGATGCATTTGATTTATTAGTAATACGTGTACCATCTGATAGTGCAAGTGGAACTAGATTATTAAGATTTAAAGGTTTTACTAATAGTAAAGGTACTGGTTCTATTACACATCATAAAGATGATAAATATCTAGGGGGAGCTGATAAAGATGCTGATTCTGCATTTATTATTCAAGGTGGTGAAAAGAATCATAAGTCAGAAATAAATAAGATAGCACTTGATAGAGAGAGCTTAAATGAAAGTTTGTTAAACAAAGAGTTAGGTGCAGTATCTCCTGAGTTAGGACCATTAAGTAAATTTAGTCCAAGCTTTAGACAAAGAGCTTATGAAACAGGATTGCAAGGTGCAAGAGATAGAGGTTCATTTATATCTGCTAGAGATGCATTATATGAAATGTATTTAAGAGTATCAAATAATAATGGCTCATTAAAACAAAAATTACATGTTAAACGTGGTGATAGATATTTTTTAGAAGATATAACTTTATCTTTAAAACCTAATGGTATTAAAAAATTTAGAGATGATGTTTTTGGTTTTATTAATATAGCTAATGATAGTACAAAATTTATTTCTATACCAACTGTAACAAAAGCTAATGAAAGATTATTATCTGATTTATTTATATTTAAAGATTCTAAAGGTGGTATAATTCCTTCTAAAAATATATATGCATATAGACAAGGTATGAAAGCAGGTAGTGAAAAAATTAAATCTGATTTAGAAAAATTATATGATTTTCATTCTTCTTTTAAAACTAATGTATTTGCACCAAATAAAAAAACACCAGGATATTTATTAGATTTAATTGAAAGATTTCAAGACGTTAAACTTTTTGGACCAGTAGGTAAAACTTTTAACAATGGTAATTATTTAAAAGACCCAGAAGTAAAAAGATTTTTAAGTAACAATGATTTAGAAGGTTTTAGTCATGTGTTAAAAAGAAGAGTAAGTGATTTTAGTAAACAAGATTCTGATAAAGATTTTTTAAGACTTTTATTAAAAGACCCAAGATTGCAAGACCCTGTAAAAGAATTTGCTAAAATTAATAGATTTACTAACTTTTTTTCTAAATTAGATGTAGACCTTAATAAACTTGCATCTTATGAATTATTAAATGAAAGAGCCTTGGATGTATTTAATAGTTTTAATTCTACTAAACAAAAAAATACAACTTCTATTATAAGTGCATTAAGTAAAACATATGAAAAAGCTTTAAAATTAAAACGAGACCATAATGCAGATATATATTCAGAAAATAAAAATGAAAGAAGTAATGATAGTGCTACAGTTAGTGAAACAATAAATGCTAAAATAGAAAGTGATTACAACAAGCTTAAAGATTTTTCACAGAATAATAAAGTAGATTATATAGCATTAAAAAAGTTTTACGATCACTCATTATTATTACCATTTAAACCAGCAGGTGCAAATTTTTTTAAAGCAAGTAATTTCTTTTTTAATTCACCACAAGTATCTTCAAATGCTAAACGTGATTTGTTTAGAAAAATGCAAAACATATATGAAAGAGCACAAACTCAAGGAGAAATTGTACCAGAAAAACCTTATTTAAATGCTGAGTATGTAAAAGAATATTTTAAAAAACCAAAAGATAGTTATGAAAAAATATTTAGTACTGAAGATAAATCAATTGCAATTAGTAATAATGTTATTAAGAATGCAAAAAAAGATTCTAAGAATACAAATGATAACTTAGATTTTTTAGCAGAAACAAAAGAAGATTTTAAAATAATAAAAAGTCTTAGGGAGAATATTAAAGATTATCCTGCTATAGATAGTTTAAATGATTACTTTATTAGTTTTCAACATAGACAAAATCTCACACCTAAAGATTTA